ATCACCTGGTTCATAAGGGATAAGTAAAGGAATAAAGAATGGCAGCTCCTAACTCGAGGCAAACGCTGATTGACTACTGTCTTCGAAGACTTGGTGAGCCTGTATTAGAAATTAATGTAGACCCTGATCAACTTGAAGATCGTACTGACGAAGCATTACAATACTGGCAAGAGTTTCACAGCGAAGCAACATTTAGAACATACGTATCAACCTTGATTGGTGATAGCGATGTATCGAATGAATATGTTGATGTTGCCGACGATGTATTGTACATTAGTCGAATGTTTTCTATTGCCTCAAGCTTCAATACTTCATTTAACTTTTTTGATATTAAGTATCAAATGATGCTTAACGATATTGCTGACATGCAAAACTATGCAGGTGATCTTGCATATTATGAACAGCTAAACCAATATCTTGCATTGCTCGATATGAAACTAACTGGCCACCCACAAACTACATATTCACGTAAACAAAATAGACTTTATATTCACGGTGATTTTAAAGATAAAGATATTAAGACTGGTGACTATATAGTATATGAAGCATACAAGATTGTAAATCCGGCTGATCATACTAAAATATTTAATGATATGTGGTTAAAAGAATATTTAACTGCTTTGATTAAACAACAGTGGGGATCAAACCTAATTAAATTTGAAGGAATGCAACTTCCAGGTGGAGTAACATTAAATGGTAGGCAGATATTTGATGATGCAACAACCGAGATAGATAAGCTACGAGAGCGATTACGACTCGAACACGAGATGCCACCTGACTTTTTTGTAGGATAATTAAATGGCTACGAATGTATATTTTAGCCAAAAGGTTAAATCAGAACAAAACTTATACGAAGATATTGCTATTGAAGCCCTTAAAATGTATGGGCAAGATGTGTATTATCTCCCACGAGATCTTGTAAACGAAGATAAAATACTTGGTGAAGATGTACCAAGCACATTTGATTCGGGTTACAAACTTGAAATGTATATTGAAAACACCGAAGGCTTTGAAGGCGAAGGAGATCTTTTTACAAAGTTTGGTGTAGAAATCCGAGACACTGCTACGTTTATTGTGGCACGTCGTCGATGGCTTCATACAGTTCAAAGACACGATAATGAAGTAGTATCTATTCGACCGCTTGAAGGTGATTTGATTTACTTGCCAATGTCACAAAGCTTATTTCAAATTATGCATGTTGAGCATGAACAGCCATTTTATCAATTAAAGAATTTACCAACTTACAAACTTCGTTGTGAAATATTCGAATATGCAGGTGAAGACCTTGACACAGGAATTAATACTGTTGATAAACTTGAAACATCTTCTGCTTACACATATAATCTTACATTAGATAGTGCAAGTGAAGGATTTAGTGTTGGTAATACAGTTACACAAACATTCTCAGACGGTGTTATTATGTCTGGTGAGGTTTCAAAATGGAATGATTCAGATAAGATTCTAAGTATTATTCATGCCGGTGCATCTGATGGTCTATATCATGCCTGGACAACATTGAAACTTGTAAGTGCTGCTGATGGAAGCGTAGCAACTGTTACAGCAATCGGAGAAGATAATAAGTTATCAGAAAATGAAGCAAATTCATTCTATGAAACAACGGCAGATGATATGGGCTTCTTAGATTTCAGTGAAGGTAATCCGTTTGGAGATGTACAGTAATGTTAGGTAATCATTTTTATCATGAAAGAATTCGAAAAAGCGTAGCATTGTTTGGCTCGTTATTTAATAACTTATATGTACTTCGAAAGAATTCATCAGGTGGTGTTATTTCTCAAGCTCGTGTGCCATTAGCATATGCGCCGAGCTCAAGCTTTTTAGCACGTATTCGCGCAAATCCCGATCTTGATACAAATACAAAAACAGCAATTAAGCTGCCAAGAATGTCATTTGAAATTGTTGCATATCAATATGATTCAACACGACAGTTGTCGAAGATGACAAATCAAAATAAAGGTGCCGGTAACACTCGTAATAAAATTTATACATTTACACCATATATTATTAACTTTCAATTAAATTTGTACACAAAAACACAGGATGATGCATTACAAATAATAGAGCAGATCATTCCGTATTTTGCACCACAATATTCAATATCAATCAAACCATTTGCTGGCACTACAGGATATGATGATATTGTTGAAGATGTTCCGATTACTTTAAACGGAGTTACATATTCAGATGCATATGAAGGTGCATTGGATACAAGACGTATTATTCAATATACACTTGATTTTCAAATGACTGCAAACTTTTATGGACCGATTAATACAGCTAAAATTATTCGTAAATCAATTGTTGATACATATACTACAAACACATTAAGAGATTCAGACGGAACAACATTGATTACAGGTATTGATTCCGATGGTGCATTTACATACTTCAGCCCGTCTGCTCGTATTACAGTTGAACCAAATCCATTAGGTGCATCACCCGATTCAGATTACGGATTTTCAACGAATACATATAGTATGGAAGATGGTGATAGTGATAAGTCAGGGTGGCCGCATTATGTCTAAAGAAGATAATAAGAATGTTGATAATGATTATGAATACTCAAGAGAAGTATTATTTGATTTAATTGAGAAAGGCCGTGGCGCTTTAGAAGATATGATTGAGGTTGCGCGTGAGAGCGAGCATCCAAGAGCATTTGAAGTTCTTTCCGGCTTAATGAAAAATACAGCAGATATAAACGATAAACTTCTTGATTTAAATAAGAAGCATAAAGATATTAATACAGACCCTTTAAAACAGATTGAAAATGGCACGACAAATAACAACGTTTATGTAGGATCAACTGCTGATCTACAAAGAATGTTACAAGATGTGAAGAGTGCAAAGGAGAATAATGTGGTAGATATTACGCCACACTTAAAAGATGAATAATATTATTAATGGTAATGAGGGTTACCTTGGCAATCCACTTGTAAAGCGAGATGGAATTGTCCAAGCCTGGACCCAACAAGAAATACTCGAATATCAAAAATGTATGCAGAATCCGGCATATTTTGCACGGACGTATTGTAAAATTATATCTTTAAATGATGGCTTGGTTCCGTTTGAACTTTATGATTATCAAGAACAAATGTTTAATCACTTTAATGATAATCGATTTTCAATTGTTCTTGCATGTCGGCAATCAGGTAAATCTATTTCATCGGTTGCTTATTTGCTTTGGTATGCTTTATTTAATAGTGAAAAGAACATTGCTATCCTGGCAAACAAAGGTGCAACTGCTCGAGAAATGTTATCTCGCGTTACGCTGATGCTAGAAAACTTACCGTTCTTTTTACAGCCCGGAACAAAGACACTCAATAAAGGTTCAATTGAATTCGGAAATAATTCAAAGATAGTAGCAGCTGCAACCTCAGGATCATCAATTCGTGGTTTATCTATTTCGCTACTATTCCTTGACGAGTTTGCATTTATTGAAAATGCTACTGAATTTTATACATCAACTTATCCGGTTATTTCATCCGGTAAAGATACGAAAGTAATTATTACATCAACTGCTAATGGAATCGGTAATCAATTCTATAATATTTGGCAGGGCGCAATACAAAAAACAAATGCGTTTAAATCATTTCGAGTTGATTGGTGGGATGTTCCGGGTCGTGATGATACCTGGAAGCTTGAAACAATTGCAAACACATCACAATTGCAGTTCGATCAAGAATTTGGTAATACATTTTTTGGCACTGGCGATACTTTAATCGGTGCTGAAGCATTAATGGGAATGAAAGCTATTGAACCTTCTCGTATTTTGGAAGGTGGGCATTTATTAATTTATAATCAACCCGAAAAAAATCATGAATATGTTATCACTGTTGATGTTTCAAAAGGAAGAGGACAGGATTATTCAACGTTTAACGTGATCGATGTAACAAGTAAACCTTTTAATCAGGTCGCAGTTTATCGATGTAACTCTATCTCTCCAATACTCTTCCCTGATATTATATATAAGTACGCAAATTCCTATAACAAAGCATATGTTATTGTAGAATCAAATGATCACGGTGTTTTAGTTACACGCGGTTTATATCATGAATTAGAATATGAAAATATGCATATGTCTTCAGTTGTTAAATCAGATGGCATTGGCATAGAAATGAATCGTAAAGTAAAGCGCCTAGGTTGTTCTGGTATTAAAGATATTATTGAAAACAATAAAATTAAGATCAATGACACAACCACTATACTTGAATGTTCTACCTTCATTGCAAGAGGACAATCATTCGAGGCTTCACCGGGCAACCATGACGACCTGATGATGAATTTGGTGATGTTTGGTTATTTCGCTACAACAGAAATGTTTACAGATATGACTGATATTAATTTAAAACAGTTTATGTTTGAAGAAAGAGCTAAAGCAATTGAAGAAGATGTAGTTCCGTTTGGATTCTATGATAATGGATCTGAACACATGAGTGAATTACAAAGAAGAGAAGACATGGGAAAACCCTGGGCGGTTGACTATGATCATACAGATTTTTGAAATATTATTTCTTATAAATAAGAGTAATGAATATCCGTAAGGGTACAACCGTATTATGAAAACATATAATTAAACTCATTTAAAGGGAAAGAGTCATGGCAGTATCAGAGTCCCCGGCAATTACCGTTAAAGAGATTGACCTATCCGGTGTGGTGCCCAACGTAGCATCAACAACAGGAGCAATAGTAGGCGATTTTAATTGGGGTCCAGTCGATTCCCCAGTTTTAGTTTCCGACGAAGCAGGTTTAGTCTCAGTATTCGGTAGTCCAAGCAAAACGAACACAATCGACTTTCACTCCGCTGCATATTTTCTAAGGTATGCTAACTCGCTATACGTTGTTCGGGAAGCAACAGAGGGTGGATCAGAAAGTAATAACGCACGCGATGCACGCGCAACAGGCACAGCAAGAATTAAGAACCTAGATTCTTTTGACTTCCAATTGGCAGCAAGAGATTCCGACAAACATACCTTCATTGGTAAATATCCAGGCGCAATTGGTAATAGTTTGGCAGTTCATTTCTTACAAGGTGTGGATAGCGCTTCAGACGTAGCATTCACAGGATGGACCTACGAAAACAATTTCGATGGTGCACCTATAACATCAGACTACGCTGCAAACCGCGGCGCTTCAAAAGACGAAATGCACGTTGTAGTAGTTGACCAAGACGGTGAATTCACTGGAACAAAAGGAACAATTCTTGAATCGTTCCCATTTGTATCTGCAGCGAATGACGCCAAAACAGCTGACGGGTCAAGCAACTACATTTTAGACGTCATTAACGATAGATCACAGTATGTCTGGATGGCAGGCTTCGGTAACGTAACCGATTCTGACTTCAGTGCAAACGCTGGTACAGCAATAGCAGATGGTAAAGACTTTACTAATGGTTTTGTTCATTCAGCACAATCTATCTCACTTACAACTGGTGCTAACTCAGCAGCATTAACCACAAGTCAATATGCAACTGGTTTCGATAAGTACGAAGACAAAGATAATATCCAAGTCGACTTCCTTATTGCTCCAGGTATGACTAGCCGTGCAGATCAAACAACTGTTGTTAACGATCTAAACACAATTGCATCAAGCACACGTAAAGACTGCGTAGTTATTACTTCACCTGCACGATCAGATGTTGTTACTTCAACTACTCCGAACGCTGACGTTATTGCTACTGCAAAAACATTCACATTTGGATCATATCTCTTCTGTGATAATAACTATCTCAAAGTGTATGATAAGTATAACGATCAATACATCAGCATTCCAGCCGCGTCTTCTACAGCGGGCATCATGGCAGCATCAGACAATAATGCCGCTGCATGGTTCTCACCAGCTGGACAACGACGTGGTGCATATCTCGGTGTTACAGCATTGAAATATACTCCAAACAAAACTGAGCGAGACCTACTCTATAGAAATGGTGTTAACCCAGTTGCAAACATTCCAGGGCAAGGCATCTTGCTATTTGGTGATAAAACACACATGGCTCGACCAAGTGCGTTTGACCGTATTAACGTACGTCGCCTCTTCCTGGTACTCGAAAGAGCAATAGCCATTGCTGCACGAAATGTTATGTTTGAATTCAACGACGAGTTTACTCGGGCAGAATTTGTAAACATTGTTGAGCCATTCCTACGGGAAGTACAGGGTCGACGAGGTATTACAGACTTCCGAGTTGTCGCTGATGAAAGCAACAATACTGCAGCCGTTATAGATAGAAACGAATTCGTATGTTCGATCTTCATCAAACCAGCACGTTCAATTAACTTCGTAACACTTAATTTTGTTGCGGTTAGAACCGGTGTTGACTTTGAAGAAGTCGTCGGTACGGTATAATAGAGCGGTTGAAAGGATAAAGCAATGGTTCTCGCAGTAGACGACTTTAAAGCCAAATTACGAGGCGGTGGTGCACGACCGAATCTATTTAAGGCTACAATTAACTTCCCAGCTTATGCAGGCGGAGATGTAGAAATTACATCTTTCCTTTGCGAAGCTGCCCAGCTACCTGGATCAATTATGGGTATTGTTACAGTACCTTTCCGTGGTAGACAACTTAAAATTGCTGGTGACCGTACATTTGACACATGGTCACCAACTATTATTAATGACACTGATTTTAAAGTCCGCAATTCAATGGAACGTTGGATGAACGGTGTAAATGCTCACCAAGCAAACACTGGTCTAACTAATCCTATTGATTATCAAGCAGACTTGTTGGTTGATCAGTTAGATAGAGATGAGGCTGTATTGAAGTCTTATGTCTTCAGGGGTTGTTTCCCTACTAACGTGGCACCAATTGATCTTGCATATGGATCCAATGATGAAATCGAAAGATTCACTGTTGAATTCCAAGTGCAATATTGGGAGTCAGATACTACTTCTTAATAGTAGTATACATAAGATAAGGCAGGGCGGAAACGCCCTGTCTCCTCTAATAAGGATAAAGCATGGCCGATAATAGTTTAAAGCTTTTTGGTTTTGAGATTCGACGATCCAAAACACAAGAAACCAAAGATAAAAATTTACGATCCATTGTTCCAAAAGTGGACGAAGACGGTGCAGGATATGTAACCGCCTCTGGATCGCATTACGGTCAATATATCGATATTCATGGCGATAAGTCGAAAGACAATTCAACCCTGATACAAAAGTATCGTGGAGTTGCATTGCATCCAGAAGTTGATGCTGCTATTGAAGATATTACAAACGAGTCAGTTTCAGGTGGTGATGAAATTGCAGTTAAGCTAGACTTAGATAAAACAGAATTGTCTAAGAAAATTAAGAATACAATGCAAGAAGAATTTGATGCTATTCTTTATATGCTAAACTTTGCAGATCTTGGCCACGATATATTTAGATCATGGTATGTTGACGGTAGGAAAGCCTACCACTTAATAGTAGACGAAAAAAATGAAAAAGCAGGCGTTCAAGACATCCGTCCGATTGACGCCGCTAAACTCAGAAAAGTTAAAGAAGTAATTAAGAAGAAAGATCCTGTTACTGGCGCTAGTATAATTGAAGGACAAAACGAGTATTTCATATATCAAGAAAAACCTGGGCAACAGAATAGTGGTATAAAACTAACTAAAGATTCAGTCATTTATACAACGTCTGGACTTCTTGATTCTTCTCAAAAGCATGTTGTTTCATACTTGCACAAAGCACTTAAACCAATCAATCAGCTACGGATGATGGAAGATTCATTGGTTATTTACAGGCTTGCACGTGCACCTGAACGTCGTATATTCTATATTGATGTTGGCAATATGCCTAAAGGTAAATCCGAAGAGTACATGAAAGGAATCATGACTCGCTATCGGAACAAATTAGTATATGATGCAGCAACAGGTGAAATCAAAGATGATCGTAAACATATGTCAATGCTTGAAGATTTCTGGCTACCACGTCGTGAAGGCGGCAAGGGTACAGAGATTAGTACGCTACCGGGCGGTGAAAACCTTGGACAGATTGATGATATTGTTTACTTCCAGAAAAGACTATATAGATCTTTAAACGTTCCTATCAATCGGTTAGAACAAGAAGCTCAGTTTAGTCTTGGCAGATCAACCGAGATTTCTCGTGATGAATTAAAATTTCAGAAGTTTATTGATAGACTTCGAAAGCGTTTCTCAATGATGTTCCGAGAAATGTTAAAACGTCAGTTAATCCTAAAAGGTATTATTGCCGAAGAAGATTGGGCTGATCTTTCAAACCAAATTATGTTTGACTTTGTAAGGGATAACCACTTTACAGAATTGAAAGAAGCAGAACTACTTCGTGAGAAATTGCAATCACTTGATCAAGTACAACAGTATGTTGGTGATTACTTCTCAAAAGAATGGGTAATGAAAAATGTTCTTAAATTTGATGATGATCAAATCAAACAAGTTGAAGATCAAGCAGATAAGGAAGAACCCGATGAACCAGATCAAAAAGATAATCGTGTCAGTGATGAGGAGTAAATTATGACAGATGATGTAGCAGTAGCAGAACCCGCAGATCAAGCAAATGCAGATGTAATGAATATGCTTGATCATATCGCCCAGGCGAATTATGAAAAAGCAAATGCAATTTTTAACGATCAAATTAACGATCGGTTGCACAATGCACTCGAACAAGAAAAAGTCGGTATAGCACAGACTATTACACTTGACGACTTAGAAGCAACGGGAGAAGCTGATGAAACCGAGGAAGCCGAAGAAACCCCGGAAGCCGAAGCCGGCGAAGAAGCCGAAATAGAAGATGGTGCTGAAGATGCAGTATTAGATGACGAAATCACAGATGCAGATATTGAAGCAGCTGTTGATGAATTAATTGACGATGAAGAAGACGAAAATTAATTTAAACTCTAAACTCAAAGTGTTATAAATAACACATAGTACTAAAAGGTTGCACTTATGATTAATTTTTCTATGTTAAGAGAAAAAAGAAAAAGGGGAATGCCCCCAGGAGAGCATGTTTTTGACCAAAAGGTTGCAGGATATGATCTTATGATTCATAAGGAAAAAGGCCGCTTTATTGCATACATTGATATGGAAAAATTCGATGAGTTTCGAAATATGAATGATGCAAAAAAAGCCATGACGCAATTTGTAAAAATGGCTGGGAGAAAAAAACGATGAAACTAATTACTGAATTCACAGAAAACGATGTGCAATGCATTGTCGAAAAAGCAGAAGACGGTACTAAGTCACATGTCATCGAAGGTGTTTTTGCCCAGGCAGACGGAAAGAATAGAAATGGTCGCATATATCCACTGCAAGTATTAACAGGCGCAGTGAATGAATATGTCGAACAACAAGTTAATCAAGGACGAGCGGTGGGTGAATTAAATCATCCTGACGGTCCAACGATTAATCTTGATAAGGTATCCCATCGTATTACCGAACTAAAAATGGACGGTAAGAATGTGATGGGTAAGGCACGTATTTTGAGTACTCCAATGGGAATGATCGTTTCAGGTCTTCTTGAGGGTGGTGTTCAATTAGGTGTATCAACTCGTGGTATGGGAAGTCTTGAGCCAAGAAATGACGCTATGTATGTCAAAGACGATTTTAAGTTAAATACGATTGACATCGTACAGGATCCATCAGCACCTAATGCTTTCGTTAATGGAATAATGGAAGGTGTAGAATGGATATGGAATAACGGTATTATCGAAGCGCAAGAAATTGAAAGAATAGAGACTGAAATTAAGAAAGCCCCTCGTGCTGATCTTTATGAGACGCAGGTACGTGAATTCAAAAATTTCCTCTCGTTACTGAAAACAAAATAGGAGAGTCAATTATGACTGATCAAGTACAGGACCAGGAAATTGAGCTCAATGATGACGAGAATACGTTTGAAGAAGCTCACGATCCTAAAAATGCCGAAGCTGACTCCATTGCATCTGTAGATAAAGCAGAAAATGCTGGTAAAACAGCAGCGAAGCGTAAAGGCGATAAGTCTGATGGCGAGAAATCCATCAAACCTGCCGCTACAAAAGCGCCAGCACCGCAAGCAGAAGCCAATGACTTTAACGACGATCTGGAAGCCCTGATCGGAGAAGAAGCTACATTGTCTGAAGGATTCAAAGGCAAAGCCGCGATTATATTCGAAGCTGCAATCACATCGAAAGTAGCAGAAGAAGTTAGTCGCATCGAGGAAAATTATTCAGCTCAACTCTCAGAAGAAGTTGACACATTCAAAGCCGAAATGGTTGAGAAGGTTGACGGTTATCTGAACTACGTAGTTGAAAATTGGATGAAAGAAAACGAAGTTGCAATTCAGTCCGGTCTACGCACTGAAATCGCAGAAGAGTTTATGGACAAATTGCAGACACTATTTACAGAGTCTTATATTACTGTTCCAGAATCCAAAGTTGACCTAGTTGACGAGTTGTCAGAAGCTAATGCAGAGCAAGCCTCTAAATTGGACGAACAGACAGCAGACATCATCGCTATCCGTGAGGAACTAGAAAGCTATAAGCGTTACGAAATTATTCGTGAAGCTGCCGCTGGCCTCGCTGAAACTCAAGTAGAAAAGCTAGTTAAGCTTTCTGAAGATGTAGACTTTGTAAGTGAAGAAGTTTTCGCTGAAAAAGTTGCTACTATCAAAGAAGCATATTTCAAAAAACCAGCTAAAGACACTGCAGAAGACATTGCTGAAGATGTAGCACATGAAGACGGAGATGTATCCGCTCCAATGGCTGCTTACCTAACAGCACTACGTAAACCAACTTATTAAGGGAGTTCCAAAAGATGGAAACTTACGATAAACTAACCCAGAAATGGGCTCCGGTACTGAATGAAGGTACTGAAATCAAGGACTCACACAAACGTGCAGTTACTGCCGTTGTTCTTGAAAACCAAGAAAAAGAGTTTGCTTCACAAAATGAGCAAGCTGGAATGCTAAACGAAGCTGGCCCAGGCAACGCAGTATCATCTGCAGCTAACTGGAACCCAGTTCTAATCTCACTTGTACGACGTGCAATGCCTAACATGATGGCATATGACGTATGTGGTGTTCAGCCAATGACTGGTCCAACAGGACTTATCTTTGCAATGAAATCACGTTACGGTGCTGGTGCAACATCATCAACTGAAGCGCTTTATAACGAAGCTCTTACAGGTCACGCAGGTGACTCATCTGTAACTGAAAACACTAACCCTTCAGGTCTTAGCGGAATTGATGCTACTGCAGGTAACGTAGCGGGTGACTCTTCACTTGACTCCGAACGTGTAACTGGTGGTACTGCTGGCGGTATGTCAACTGCAGACGCTGAGGGTCTTGGATCTTCTGGTCAAGGTCCATCATCTACTTTCAACGAAATGGGTTTCACCATTGAAAAAGCAACTGTGACTGCAAAATCACGTGCTTTGAAAGCAGAATATAGCTTGGAACTTGCTCAGGATCTTAAAGCCATTCACGGCCTAGATGCTGAAACAGAACTAGCAAACATCTTGTCAACTGAGATTCTTGCTGAAATCAACCGCGAAGTAATTCGTACAATCAACTCACAAGCCAAAACTGGTGCATTGACTGCTAATACAGCTATCAATGGTATCTTTGACCTTAGCACAGATGCTGATGGTCGTTGGTCAGTTGAGAAGATCAAAGGTTTGATCATGCAGCTAGAGCGTGAATCAAATGCGATTGCTAAAGAAACAAGACGTGGTAAAGGTAACTTCATGATCTGTTCTTCTGACGTAGCATCTGCTTTGTCAGCATCAGGCATGTTGGACTATAGCCCAGCAATGAGCACAAACCTTAACGTTGATGACACAGGCAACACATTCGCTGGTGTTCTTAACGGTCGTATGCGTGTCTATATTGACCCATATGCAACTGCTGATTACGCAAACGTTGGTTATAAAGGTACTAACCCTTATGACGCTGGTGTATTCTATTGCCCATACGTACCACTAACTATGGTTCGTGCGGTTGCGGAAGACACATTCCAGCCAAAAATCGGGTTTAAAACTCGATACGGCATGGCATCTAACCCATTCGTAGGATCTACTCCTGCAGACGGACTAGCAGCTGTTAAAACTAACCAATACTACCGTATCTTCCGCGTGGACAACATCCTAGCGTAAGTTAAGTATAAAAAAAGGAGGGAACTAACCCTCCTTACACTACTAAACTGGGGCGCTTCGGCGCCCCTTTTTTATGAAACCATACGATCTTCAGAAATTTCATCTTCAAATACATGCATGCGTGTGAAACCAAAAGGATCAACCATATACATTTTAGTGCCATCAAGTTCAATGATATCACCAACTGATGTGGATGTAGCACGATCATTACACTTCTCAACTCTTTCAGGATCATTCCAAAGATTAGTAAGTTCAAATATTTCATCTAAATCATCTGATTTAAGTTCATAAGCTAACTTATAGTATTGTTGATAATGAGGCAACCAACCTTTGAAGCCTTCATTCATTACATTCATTTTTGCTTTTCCAGCATCAACTTGATCCCAACCATGCTTATTGATTGCATCACGTTGAGTTTTAGTTAACATAATTTGATATACACGAGCTGCCATTATACATTCTCCCTTTCGTCAATTACTTTTGACATCCAAACTTTCATCATTGCTAAGTTTTCAGTGTGATCTTCATCCCACAAATCAAGCATCATTTCAAAGTATTCTTTTGAATCTAGCATTAAGCTTCACCGAAACCGCAGCCACTGATCCATGCTCTGGTATATTTTTCCATTTGGCACATCCTCTAATTCTAATTGATATTCATTCCAACCATGATTTTTCAATGAAGAATAAAGCCATTGTTCGCCATCCCAAAGATAAAGAAATTGTGCTCCACAATATTCCCAACCTGTAAGAAGGTATTCATCAGAACATTCATACACAACTGGATTATCAACGTTTGCAGATTTGTCAATACTGTCTTGAAGATCTTCATTCAAAGCAGAAACGTAACCACTGTTTGCAACAGCTGAAGCAAGTTCTGGTGTATTATAGCATTCTTTTAGCATCATGCCATTGTAAGCAAGATAACCATCATAGTGACAATAAGATGCAGTCACTGAGCCATCTTCGTTTTTAATGGCGATCATAGATGATGTTCCCATTTGTAGTCTCCTTTATTTACTTTATATTATCAATATACACTATCTTCTAACAGTTGTAAACACTTATTTTCAAACAAAATGAAAATAGTTTATAGATGTGTTAAAAAAGATACACATTTTTTCATATAAATAGACATGTAATTAAAGGATATAATATGGCCACTACAGTTTCAAAATTCGAAGGAACAAACTTTTTACAGCCAACAGGTTTTAAAGTAGTTGTAAATAGAGATAGATTCAAAAACTTAGAATTCTTTGCACAGTCAGTACAACATCCTGATGTCAGTGTATCTCCTGCAATTCAAACGTTTCGTCGTTCTAATGTGTATCTTCCTGGAGATAAGCTAGAATATGGCACACTTACAATTGATACAATTCTTGATGAGAATATGAATGTATATAAAGAAATGCATGATTGGCTTACAGTTGGAGTTGAAGAAAAACAAACACCATCTGACGGCAATACAATTATAAGTCAAGATAAAAGCTTTTATGATATCAGTGTTCTTGTATTAAGTAGTCATAACAATACGATTGATACAATTCGATATAAAGATGCGTTTCCTACAAACCTCGGCACAATCAACTTTCAGTCTACGGTTGATGGCGTACAGTTTATAACATTTCCTATAACTTTTGCATATACAACGTTTACAATCACCAAATAATACGTTATAATAATACTATGAAATATCTTGAACAAATCCTACAGATGTGGGAAAAAGACTCGAAGATCGATAATACATCATTAGATGAGTCTTCTCGTCAATCCCCAGTATTACACGCAAAATATTTGCCATTGCTTGCTGAAGCTAAAATTGCATTGAGACGTGCTCATGCAGAACAAAAAGTATTGCTAAAGCAAAAGTGGCTATATTATAATGGCAAAATGAATAAAGAGCAGATTGAAGCACACGGTTGGGACTTCGATCCGTTTGAAGGATTACGTGTATTAAAGGGTGAGATGGATTACTATTATGATGCTGATACAGATATACAGGCATCAGAACAAAAAATAGATCAGTGGAAGATAACAGTTGAAACGCTAACCGAGATTGTTGATAATATTAAATGGCGGCATCAAACAATAGGCAATATGATTAAATGGCGAATGTTTGAAGCTGGTGGTTAAACTTCAACACCGGATGTAAGAACACTTTCAATTAATGGTGTAACTGTATTCCAATCAATTTGCGCTAAAAATGCTTGATGTTTATCGTGCAATGCTTTTGATGGCCAATCTTTTACGACTGTAAGAGTTTGATTTTCTGCATCAAATGATTCTGAAACTGCAGCTGCATTTAAAACTGTTGTTATATCATCTTTATAAGTTGCCCAATCAGTTAAGCCTAATGCATTAATTTCAGATAAAATTTGCGAAACACTTTTTGCTTCAAAAATTGCGTCAAATTCAGTTTGATTTGATGGCTTAGGATCTGGATAAGCAGCATTCCAAATATGGCCAGTATGGGTTTTAGTTACTCGGTAAGCCATGTGTTCTCCTATTAAGTTTGGCGTTATCTATCTATTTATACGTACTGTATCGAGAGTTGTGCAATGAGGACCACCTAAAAGATATCTTGCATATGGTAGGCTTACTGTTTCAACCGTATAATTCATATCACGAAACTTTTTAATTAACTTTGTTTGATCTTGGTCAAGTACAATAACACCAGGTTCTATAGTAAGAATATTCATACCTACCCACTTTGATGCAATATTATAATCGTTTGATATATCTCGTATTTCATCTGGTTCAATCCAGATACATTCCCATTTCTTTAAAAATTCAGGCAAGTGTTCTTCGGAGCATCTTGCCTTATTTATTAATATAACTCCTTCTTTAATTGGTACAAGAGTTGAATCTAAATGTGAGCCTTGATATAAACCTGTAAGTATGTGTACATTATATTCTTTGCCTAATGTTTCTTTTAACCATAAGCCGCCTTTGAGCGAGCCGGTGCCGCTTACGAGATATAAAATATCCCTATTACAGCGAATAATATTAGCGGCGTCGAAATATAAGTCGGGATCGTCAAGCGGTGCATGAATAATTTCTCCTAGTTTAAAATGATGTTCTAATGCAGGCCATTCTTTCCTGCGATATGCGAATCTAGTAGGTGTATATATAACTTTGTTACCAATGATAAGAACAGTATCTCGCGTTGAATAAGCACCGAAACCATTTACAGTTTCATAGTTTTGAGACTTTGGACGAAGTACATTTACACCGTACGTTTTCATTTTATTTGAATACTCAGTTAAGCCTTGTTCTGTTTGTTCAATAATATGAGAAGGTATTTTTTGGCCTGAAGGAAGAATCTCCCACTTAACACCATCGGCTATGGGCCAATACATACCACGAGCCGTTCCCAATATAACCTCCTTAAGAGGATCCCATTCATTATGACTATACACCATTTACTGACTCCTATTTAAATTATATATAAAAATTATGGACGTATTAAAAGTTAAAAATAAGAATCACTCGGTCATGCATATTGCGTGCGACTTTGGTATTGCGAATGAGCTTAGCGAGTTCTTTTCATTCTATGTGCCTGGTTATAAGTTTATGCCAGCATATAAGAATCGTGTATGGGATGGTAAAATCCGCTTATTCAATATTCAAACGATGGAACTTCCGGTTGGACTGTTTCCGTTTTTATATGAGTTTGCCAAACCACGTAAGTATCAGGTTGAAGTTGAGCATAACAATTATTATGGTCGGCCAGATGCACAGAACGATATTAACCCAGAAGAAATCAAAAAATTTATTGATGGGCTTGAATTGCAATCACGTGGTAAGCCAATACAGATAAGAGATTATCAGTTTGATGCAGTATGTGAAGGATTGCATCGCAAAAGAGGTGTGTTAATATCACCAACCGGTTCGGGCAAGTCTCTTATTATTTACGCATTGGTTCAACGGTATTTGTTGAATCACCAGGAGAATAATAAAAAGGTTCTTATTATTGTACCAACGACATCGCTTGTTGAACAGATGTACAATGACTTTGCAGATTATGGAATGCCTGTTGAAGACTGTGTGCATCGGATATATTCTGGTCGAGATAAAGAAACAGATAAAGAGATTGTTGTATCCACATGGCAATCAATTTATAAGTTGCAGCCAAAATGGTTTGAGCAATTTGGTGCAGTAGTAGGTGACGAGTGTCATGGCTTTAAATCAAAGTCGCTTACTACGATTATGAATAAATGTAAAGAAGCAGCATATCGCTGGGGAACAACCGGTACATTAGATGGATCACAGACACACGAATTAGTTTTACAAGGACTTTTCGGTAAGATATATAATGTAACGACTACGAAAAAGCTTCAAGACGAAAACACATTAGCAAAGCTAAAAATTAATGTCTTGTTGCTTAAGCATGCGGAGGAGGTCCGCAGAAACTGGGGAAAACAAGACTATCAAGCTGAACTTGACTATATTGTACGCAATGAAGCACGTAATAACTTAATTACAAATTTAGCACTTGATCTTACCGGCAATAGCCTTGTCCTCTTTAATTATGTTGAGAAGCATGGGAAACCTCTCTTTGATCTGATACGTGATAAGGCCCATGAAAAGCGCAAA